ATCATACCGTCCGCCCTCATAAACAACATAGGCGGCCGGAACTTGTATCGCGAGATCCGCGGCGTCATGGGTCAGCGCCTCCCCCAGCGATTTACCGGTCTGGAGATAGATAAGCCGGGTTTTCAGTTCGTCAACAATCGCGTTTTCTATCTCGGTAATCGTAGGCATTTTTAATAGTTATCCAAACTTCCAGGTTCATCCGTCGAGCGTTGCCCGATGGTAAACGTGCGATCGGACTTCGCACGGCTCGTTTTAATCTGCTGTTCTCCGCCCGCGGGTTCGGGAACAATACCGAGCGACACATCGCCTTTCGCTATCAGCTTCAGCAGATCAACCGCGGCCCGGTACCGTTCTTTAGCTACCTCATCGGCAACCTGCCGCCGGGAAAAAAGATTCCAGATAGATATGTCAACGGAAACTTTATTCACAATCGCCGGCGCAGGCGAAAGCGGAACAGTATAGCGGCCGGATAAATAGGTGTCGATTTCCGCATCCGCGTCAGCGATCGCCTTATCCACTACCCCGGTATCAACAACCCCATCGCCGTCATCATCGGTCAATTCAATGAGCTTATTTTCGGGGAGCTGTTTTTTAATGTCATCTTCGGTACAGTAAGCCATGTGCGGTTCCTTGCTTTATTGCTGTTTTTTCTTTTCTTTCTCTTTTCCGGATTCGGACTCACTGCCTTTGCCCTTATCGGGTTTTTCTCCTTCAGGAGAATTCCCTTTATCGTCCGGATCGCTTCCCGTATCAGGCGCAGTTTCTTTACCAGCCGCGTCCTTATCCGCGGGCTTTTTGACTTCATCTTTTATCAGCGCCGCATTGTCGCCCAACTTCTGCGCCTCTTTTTCGGTCAATTCGATCACATCGTCGACCTCATAGCGGGTTGCCTGTTTTGCTTTTTCGGCCCCATACCGCACCGGTGTATGCACAATAAAATATTTTGGCATTTTGCTTGTCCTCCCTTTCTTAGTTGTGGAACGGGCAGGAGCGCATTTCCTCAGCGCCCCTGCACCTTATTTACGCAACCGCGTCCTGAATGAAATAGCCCAAGTCGCTGGCGATTATTTTTTCGTCCGAGTTGCAGGCCACTTTAAAATAGTGAGCGCCCTTTATGCCGCGTTTGGGGTCAAAATCTCTCTGGGTCTGGCGGAGCATTTCCATAAAGGTCAGGCCGAATGTTATGGTCTTTATGCCGGGATTCTTTTCCACATAAAGCGCCGCGCAGTGCTTGCCCCAGAGCCGGGCATAGGTCGGGGTCTGGCCCTCTTTGGTGGCGATGTATCGTCCTCGGCCGACCAGCCAGTTTTCCACCTCAAAAAGCCCCCTGCATTCTTCCACGGTGGCCAGCCCACCGGGTGACCCTTGATAGCGGGTTGATCCTTTGACCGCGTCGAGCACTTCCGGGAGCGCCCGGAATTTGGTCCATACATCGGCGCCCATGACAACTGTGTTGGCGCGGATAAAACAGGTCTCAATCGCGGTGAGAAGGTCCTGCACCGGCGCGTCAGCCGTTCCGCCCCACTGAGCGGTTCCGGAGAGCTGCACTTTATTCCCGCTGGGATACGTCCCGGCGGCAAAAATAACACTCGCCACCCGTGATTCCTGGGCGATATCGAGAAGCAGGTTGATAAAATCATTGGTGTCCACTTCCGGCTGGAGCGGGAGGTCGGCATTGTCAATACTTTCCTGAGGAAGCCAATCGCCGAGAGCGTGATCTTTAACGGAATAATTATCCGGAGTCTCACCCCAGTCCACCTCGTTGGGAAGACTCTTGGGGCCGATCTTGTCATCGACAAGCTTAAAACTGTCGGCCTTGTTGTATTTGGTGAATTTGTCTGACCGTTTGTTTACCTTGGCAACCGGCATAACGAAAGGCCAGATCATAGCCTCATTGCGGTACTTGATCGAAAGACTGGTAAGCACCGCGTCTACATGTAAATTTCTTGGTTCCGGCATGGCATTTTCTCCTTTTTAAATAAGGTTTTTTTTAATTTTGGTTTTGTTCTTCAATTACGCTCCCTGAATTTTTCCCGGGCACAAATGAACAAAACCGATATCACCGGATACCCCGGAGATTGTCGCTTTTCCCCCGACATTGTTGTTAACGCCCGCGGCCGGGGCGGCGGCAACTCCCTGGCCCGATGCGTCCGAGGTAAGAAAATTTCCGCGGGTGACATTGCCCCCGTATTTGATGCGTGAGACACCCACAAGCATCACACGTACTTCAGCTCCGGAATCGGCATTGTGCTGGAATACTCCGTCGATTTCATCCCCCACGGCCGCAGCCGGGACCATTGTGTCATCGTCCGCGCCGAACTTCGCAAAAGTGAATTCGGTAATGGCTGTACCGGCTTTCACACTTTTTTCTACAATACTGGTTTGTCCTATCATGATATGTGCCTCCTGTTTTTCTTGTTTGTTTTAATTTTGCTTAAAATCCTCAAAGTTTTTTACGAGGATTAACGGTCTTTAAACAACCCCGGATTTTCCTTGGCTACTGCCAGAACCGCCTCTTTGTAAGTTGCCTCTTTGTTTTTCTCCATGTAATTCGAGACGGCTTTTTCTCTTTTTTCTTTATCGTCTCCGTCACCCATGTCCTGGCTTCTTGAGGCAACTTCTTTGAAATTGATCACCTTGGGCAGTTCGCCCAGAAACTTTTTAAACCATTCGAGCCGGGAGTCTTTCTTGCCTTCGGCAAACTCGATCACCTCGTCCCCGTCGAGAGACTCCATAAACTCCCGCATGCCCATGTTGATCCAGGCGGGAATGACCTTGCCGTCCTTTATGTATGATTCGCAGAATTCCTTGATCTCTTTTTTCCGGGTCTCCAGGCGGGCGGTCTTTTCCTTCTCCGAATATTCAAGGGCGGCTTTTTTCTTCCCGGCTTCCTCAGCTTCTTTTTTGATTTTTTCAACGTCGGCCTCGCTGTAGTTCTGCCCCCCCGTTCCAGGGGCGGGTTTACCACCGAGATCCTCCGGCAGTTCATCAATTACCTTGGTGAATATGCTTTTAATTTTATCTTTGATGCTGATCATAGTTCCCTCCTTGTAAAGTGATGGTTGTGCCACCTCTTCCGGAGGCGGCGATTTAATATCCTCAATAGCCCAGTCCGGTATAATCCGGTCGGCGGTGTCCTGGTCGAATTTTTCAATCAAACATTCCCGCAGACGCCGGAAAATGTCGCCAATGGTCCGGTTCTTCCATTCATCAAATTCATAGGCGATCACTTCTTCGCCCTCCTTAAAGGCGATATCCGACAGCCCCTTGACTGCCGGCGGCGTTGCGCCCAGAAATCCCACGTGCCGGAGCGTTAAGTCCGGATAAAGCGACATTGAACGCTTTTTAAAAAGCCCCTTTTTCACCATGTCGGCAAATTCCGGGACAACTTGTTTTGCTTTTGCCAGCAGGAGGCTGCCTTCGCGTTTAAGCCCTTCGATCCATCCAAACGCGGGGTCATTTTCTTTCGGGTGACCGATCACAATTGGCGCCTCGTGTCCCGCGGGATTATACTTTTGTACGACTTGATCTAAATCTTTTTCCGTCCATGTTTTGGTTTTCCCACTGGAATCGGTGTGCGTGCCGGTGCGGAAGATTTCAATCCATTTACCTTCCATAAACTCACCTCCTTTTAAGTCGTTAGTCTCAGGGTTAAATGGTCTCTGAGTCGAAGCGTACTTTTTGACCTTGCGACCCTGTGACTTTTAGACTTTGTTTCAATCAAACTTGGCCCCACTGAGAAAAATCTCCTGAAACCGTGGCTGAACTTTCCTAACTGCCTTCTCAAAAAACTTCTGCGGCCGCTGTCCTTTTACCGTTACTTTTTTCACCACGATCTTTTTCCCCTGCCAGGTAAATGCCAACGCTTTTTTATTTATTGCCCAAATATCAAACGGCCGCTTTTCCGGACCGTAAATCCCTGTTCCTTCGTGGACAAAAATCGCATACGGTGCAGTGGCAGTCACCACCGCTGAGTTTCTGCTGGTGAGATACTTGCGGATCGAATTGGCCAGGTTGCTCGTACGCCGTGGCACAATCGTAACCGCCTCGGCCTCGATCGTGCCGGCTACCCGCAGGAGGCCGGACTGGATGACGTCCGCAATATCCTTTTTCAGTTTTTGAGCGATCTGCCGGGGGTCCGGGTCTAAATGAAATTTTATGTCCATTTACACCACCATTACCGTTCGACAATGACAGTTAGGGTGAAAGGGAGGCAGGGGCATCTGCAAATACGCTCCTGAATCCGGGTTCTGCTTGATCTGTTTGAGCATATTACTACTCACATCCGACACATCCATCTCGGTGCCATTTAGTGCCGCGCACCGCTCGCACGTCCTTTCGGTCATGGCAGCTACAATCCTTAAGCTTGTCACTCCGGCCTGATCTGCCTGCATGATGTCGGCAACCGAGCGCATCCGGGTCACCGAGGTGTCGATGATCCGCCTGATCTGCCAGTCTTCCAGCCCGGCTAACTGGCCGGCAAACTGGCTCCTGAACCCCTCAATCGCTTCCTGACTTCCCCGGCCGAATAACCCTTCGCCCTTTTCGAGATACTGGTTTTTCAGCCAGCTCATCACCGGCCCCTGCATGTCCTGATTCTCGACCATTTTGGAGAGATGCCATTTGTCGAGATTTTTAAGGGCATCGAGTACTCCTTGATCAACCGGGGTAAAAGAAAAGGTTACCGGCGGCTCATTGCCCAGCCAGGTTGATTTGTCGGAAAGCCTATAAAAATCATAAATCCCTTTAACCGCGTCGGAGATATCTGCCTGATTTAAATTCTGGTAATATTTGCTCAATGTCTCATAGACAGCGGCGGCAAATGCCGACTCGGTCATCCCCGATGAAGCGAGCATCATTTTCTGTATCTCGCTGAGTGCCTGGTCACGATACTCGCCGGTGATTCCGGATATCCGGTTAAAATACCCGTTGATCAGCTCCTGCCTCTTTTTCTCCATGTCACCGTCGAGGGTCTCAGCAATATCTTTTTCCGCGTGTTCGGAAAACAGCCTCGGTACTGACGACTGCGGGCTTACCACCTCCTCGCCTGCCTCCGGCTTGGGTATCGAATAAGTATCATAAAAATACTGTTTGCCAACCGGCAATCCGATATCCCGCACCAGGATCACATCCCGGTCAGCCAGAGGCTTGAGGTCTCCTTCCTCTTTTGTGCGGATCCATATCTTCGGGTACGCGGTTACCCCCGGAAAATTAAAATCAACCACCCAGGGGATCAGAGTGTTGTTGATGCATTCGCAAAGCAGGTCCGCGTCCGCCTTGGTAATGTCATCGCGCACATTTTCCTGCGAGTCTTCATTGCCGAGCTTTCCCGGCGTGCCTTCAGTGCTCGCGGTCTGGCCGAGCACGGCCTTGCTCATCTGTTTATCCATATACTCGCAGAGCGACTCGTAGGTATTAATCGTGCCGGAGCGCTGGGCTTCAAGTAGTTCAATCACCATGCTTTCGGGAATGGTCACTCCCGTTTCCTGCTGAATCGCGTCGATGGCAGCCAGAAGGAGGTCCTGATCTTCTTTTTTTGTGCCAGGCGGGTATTTACCCACTGGCGTAGGCGCGCCGAATTTTTCACAGAAAATCATCCAATATTTAATTCCGTGCTTTTTAAACCATACCGGCCACCAGAGCTTCTGCCCCAGTCCTTCCCCGTAAGGATTGTCGGAACTGCCGTACGTGAAAACGATAAATTTCCGGTCCGGCACTGGTTCGCCCTCGATCATGTTTTGCGGGGTCAGGAGTCGAAGCTCACGGTCAGTTGTAAAAGAAAATCTGCGTGGGTGCTTTGCCCTGATTTTTTCTATCCAGACCTGCCCTCCGGAATACTTCCACATAACCTCCCCGGCATAGAATCCGTAAAGAATCCCCTTCAAAAGTTCCTGCCGGGCCTGGTCAAAATTACAATTTAAAAATACTTCTTTTACAAAATCCGCGATTTTCTGTCCCTGGGTTTCGGCGCGTGGCCTTCCCCGCGGTGTTCCATTTTGTGCCGGCTCGATGTTCCATTCCTTGCCTGTAACCGATAAATACCGAGTCTGTAAGACGCTTCCCGCGTGTGCGTCCCGGTTAACCTCATCGTAGAGTTTTAAGCCTTTACCCTGCGCTTCAGTACGGAGCACGGGATCGGGATTCTCCAGCCGGTTGATCCAGCCCGCGAAAATATCAATGTCCTTCCTCGCAGTGGCAATTTCATTTACTTCAGGCTTTTGGGTTTGTTCTTCAGCCATGTGCTCCTCTTAATTGGATAGATACCGGTTCACGGTCATAAAATCCCGTTTTTGACGGGTGCTTTGGTATTCGATTTTCCCGACCGCTCCGGTTCCCGCATGCGTAGATAACGCCTTCGCCCAGAAATGATCTGCATGGCCGGTCGCGTCTGTGCGTTCCGCGTCGAACCGGAAATGCTTCGTGGTGGTTGCGTATTTTTTTACACTGTGCAGTGAGTTGCGGATTGTGTTATCCGCCGGGATTTCACTGCCCCGGTCCTCTAAATTTTGTTTCAGACCCACGGCCAGCGTTTCTTTGTTCTCAGCGGTAAAAGCAATCCCCTCGACCCGGTATTCACCGAATAAATCCTTTGCACCTTCGGCAAGCTGGCTACCAATACCGGTTTCATCGAGGCAGGCGCGCCTGAATGCGCTTTGGCTCAGAATGGCGTGCAGTACCTGCATCTGAACGAAATACGGTTTTTGTTTCAGTTCAATGACCGCCAGGGTCCGCAGCACGCTGCTTATTTTTTGGTCAACCCAGATAACCGAGAGGTCTTTTTTGCGCCCGATATCCATCCCCACATAGAGGTCACCGAGAAATTCGACGTTTTGGAAAATATCTAATGGAAGCGGAGGCTGGACTTTTGTGTGTTTGAATTCTGTGTAATTTTCCTCGGCAGCGGCAATGAGTTTGTTGACCCATAGCGGCTGCTTATCAATGCGCGCATCCTCCACCGCGCTGATCATCTCGTGGGTAAGGAAGGCGGAAATTTCGTCGGAAGGGATACATTCAAATTCTTCCATCCAGGCGTCATCGTCATTCAGCGCCAGGCGCAGATCCTCTGGCTCGATTTTTTTCCCCTCGTCATCGTGCAGGTCCAGCCCCATCTCCACGGCCTGGTATATATTGACAAAATGTTTGCTCCACCCGCCGCGATCGCCGATGTATTCATAATCACGGCCGTTGTATTTTTTCAGGGTTGGCGCGCTGAAAAATAATTCATAAAATTTGTTGGCCTTGCCTTTAAACGTGCTGATAATTCGGATTTTGTAACCCCGGGTGACGGTCGGGAACAAAGCTTTCCATATCTCCCGGCTGTCTTTGTGAATCCCGAATTCGTCGAGGAGAATATTGGCGGACCAGCCCCTGGCGGTGTCCGGATTAGCGGGCAGCCCGATAATTCTCGATCCATTGGGAAAATTAATTTCGAGTTGTTTATATTTTGTATCTTTGTCGGTCCAGTATTCGGATTCAAGAACCTCTACAGCCTTACCCATCGCGCGGGCGTGAATTTTTGCTTTACCCACCAGCTCCTTGCTTTGACGCTCTCCGGCAGAGAGAAATACCCAAAGTGTGTTCGAAACTTCAATGCAGTCAAGCACCGCTTCGAGTGACGTTTCAAAACTTTTGCCTCCCTGGCGGGTAAGCACGCCGATTTTGAACCGGGAATGATCATTTTCCCAATTCTTTTGATATTCGGTTAGTTTGACTGCCGGTTCGCCCATTACAATAACCCGTAAATTTCTTCTTTGATGATCCGGATCGTTTCCGGATCCAGTTTTTTATTTTGGGAGACCTTTTCGGTGACCTTTTCTACCTTTTTCTTAAAGTCATCCTTTAATCGTTCTCTCATAATTGAGGACGCCTGAAGCTTCGCGAAATCACTGAGGATGCGAGGTATTTCCGTTGGATCAATTTTATCCTCAAGTTGTAATTCAATTATTTTTTGAACAAACATCTTGCTTGCCGCCTCCTCCAAAACCAGCCCTTCACCGACCTCGCTGACCAAGGCTTTTGATTTGTCCTCGATGATCCGCAGTTTTTGATAGACCGCCAGGAACCCTTTACCGTAGCGGCCTATGGCGCTCCTGCTGATGTCATAGCCTTTTTCCGTAAGATATTTTTCGATATCGTCGTAGGTTACGCCCGGCTCGATCAAAAGCCGGTTGACCTCCGCGCGGATCTCCGCGGGCAGCTCATCGGATATTCTGCTATGCTGGCGGACTTTAGGCATCTCCAAGCTCCTGTTTAATTTCCGCGATTTCGGCAAGGAGAGTGACGTACTCGGTGTGTAGGTCGTCAAGCTCGATGATCAATTGCCTCGCCTCGCCGGTTTTCACGGCGGCAAACGGCGTGACCGTGGCCGGCTGAACAATCATCTTGATCGCCCGGATAAGGCCATTGGCTTTGGTCGCGATCTCAAGCTGTTTGCGTTTTTTTTCTCCCAGCAATCCTTGCAACATCAAGCGTTCGCTCATTAGTCTCTCCTCATTATTTTCTGGTTTTCTATCCGCACCATCGGACAAAACTGATTTTGATTTATCGCGTCACACGCCCGCGTCATGGCCTGGGTGTTCATGATCACCACTTCGCGCAAATCCACGGAAATAGACTCATATCCCTCGACCAGGCGCACATTGCTTTCATACATTTTTACAACCGATTCAAACCGTTTGGTTTGCAGATAGCTCAATACCAATGCCAACAACCACGGACCTATAATAATAACCAGCAGGATTGTCCCGATATGCCAGCCGTTCATCGCCTCAATTATTTTTATCAATGCGGCTGCGGCTGCGAGATGGTCGGGACTCATGACCGTAATCCGATCGCTTTATTGGTAATAAACCGCAGTGCGGCATTACCCACCGCCAGACAAACCACTGTTTGCGCGGGGGTGATAACATGTGCCCCCGATAGTTCCTGGGCGATGGTTATTCCCAACCCAACCGCGTTTAACCACAATGTTTTCGACTGCCACCACGGTTTTTTATTCATGTGTTTCTCCGATTAAAGTTAATATAACCAGGTTACCCTTTGGGGCAGCGAACCGTCCACGTCCAGGTGTATTATCCCTTTACCTATCCCGATTCGTTTAACGCCCTGTTCCAGGGCGGCTTTTACCAAAACAAATCTTTCTCCGGATGTCTTACAGCTTACATCTGCGGCCTTCCCCCTCATGTGTGCCGAGTTTTTAACGCCGCCCGCTTTTTTATTGCATTCCCCACAGCGGAATCCGGAGTTGTAAATGAGCGTTCTGCCTAAAGCTATCTCCATGTTTGTTAGTTGTAAGATAAGCTCACCGCTCGTTTTATCTCTTGTTCCGTGCGGACAAACCGGTATGCGATCCGCAAGTGTTTTTTTATCGTTTGCCATGTTTGCCTCCCGATTTACTCTTTACGTTTCACGGCCTTTAGGGCCTCAATGATTTTCTCGGCCGTCGGTATTTCGCCTCCGCTCCATGCGCGGTATATCTCATCGGTGTCTTCGTCCACAATCGCAATTGTCGGCGTGGATTGAAACTCGTAAAGACGGAATAAGGCCAGGCCGCCTGGATCTTCGTCAACGTTGTACAGCACCGGCAACACGTCTGACGGTAATTTCTTGTCCAGCTCTTCGTATAACGCCTTTGCCATTGCGCAAAGCGAACAATCATTTTTTATAAACAGATAAACTCTCATTTAAAAACCCCCTAAAAACAAAAAGGCCGATTACCCACCATTTCTGGCAGATAATCGGCCCAGTTTTCCTGACACCGAAAAACTATGTTAGTCGTTAATCTCTATTTAAAGGCTACAATCGCTAAAAGGATTGAAATTATTGCTAAACCACTTCCGATTAAAGTAGGAATGATCCACTTTAAACTTCGCACATCAGCCGTTAATTGGCCGATACTGTGATTTATTCCATTCATTGATCGAATCATCTCGGAAAAGGTTACGCCTTTCCTATCAATGACACTTCGAATTTCTCGATCGCTCATCATTAAACGGTCTTGAAATTCTCCTATGTATGGTTTTTCCACTGCCTCATTTAATTTATGAATTTCAAGGGAAACAAATTTTTCTTTATAGGGAAGGGTTATCGAATTGGGGCTTAAGTTAATAACTGTGATAAAAAGTCTTCCTCGGAATCCCGGGTCAACTTGAGGGCCAGTAGCTGCAAAAAGTCCCTGGCGTGAATAATAAGACCTGATACCTATTCTTGCGGCATGATCCGCGGGCATTTCAATAATTTCCAGGGTAGAGACAACGCCAAAATCCCCTGGTTCAAGCAATAACATGCCCTTTCTTTCAATGTCTACCTTCTCCCTACCTTCGGTAGTCAGTCCTTCTTTCCCAACTCTAAGATCAAAAGTGGCAGGTTGAATGCATTCCAGATCAAAAGGATCAATTTTTATGATTCCTTTTTTCACTGTTTCTTTTATCATGGCATCGGTGAGGATCATGTTCGTGCCCTCCCTATTTCGTGGATCTTAATCGTTTCCGCCTTTTTAATGGCTACAATTAAGCCCTTCTCAAAACTTAACTCGATTTTCCCATAAAATTCCCCGGAAATCAAGGGGTAAATTAATTTCTCAAGTTTTTCTATCTGATATTCTGGAGATTTTTTATCCATACGCCTCACACCTTACAACTTACGCTTTACGTATTTCAGGAAATTGTCGCCGATTTTGTTACAATCGGGCGCAGGCACTGCGCCCCTACATTTCACGTTTTACCCTTCGACCCTGCAACCTTTTGACCTTGTTTAGGTATCCAAACAACCTGCATCGTTTCCCATCCCTCATAAAATACCACTCGTGTTTTTCGTCTTCCTGCGCAAATAAGATGCCGTGATAGCGCATCGCCTTTCGAAGCTCTGCACAAGTTGGCTCCCAATATCCGCAGGGAACCACCGTCTGCCGGAGAACGGCCTGATGTCCGGCAACCGCTCTTCGGCAGACCAGGATTACAAAAACCAAAACAATAAACCACATAAAATATTTTTTAAATTTCATTGCTTCCTCGAATCTCATTCCTCGTCCCCGGCTCCTTGCTCTTCGCTCTCTGCTCCTTGCTCTAACGGCTTTAAACATTTCGGACAGACATCCAGTATCGCGCTCACGTTATACCACTCGGTTGTTTCCCCGCAGTGCGGGCAGGTTATTTCTATAGTAGCCATTTTCCCCTCACTTTCCCCTTCTGTGGTAATATTTTTTCATCTTCCCTTAAACCTTCAACCTTTAACCTCGATCAATTCGTATTCAAACTTCTCCTTCGGCTTTTTATCCCCGCCGATAGCGATGATCCGTTCGATCGGCCATTTCTCAACCATCTCCCGGTCAACGCTTTTGGCGATTTTGATCGCCTCACTCCAGCCCAATTTTTCAATATTTTCCACCGCGTTTTTCGGGAGTTTCAACTGCGGTTCTTTCGTATAAATCACAATGCCGTGAGGCAGGGTGACTTTTTCGGTTTTGTTGAACAGCTCACTTTTGTTTCTTTTCAGGCAGGCTATGAGCTGTTTTTCTGCGCAATCAAGTTTTCCCTGGAGGTTAGTTATCTCCTCTTGATAATTTTCTCGTATTTTTGCCAACTGTTGCTCAATTTCCTCCTTGATAAAGGATATGCGCACGGTCAGATCTCGCATGTACCCGAGTTGGATGTTTAAATCCTCACGCAGCGTCATTTTTACCCTCTTTCAGGTTGAGCGACATTTGCCCCAGCATTTCCGCCAGGCTTACTTTTTGTATTTTTGCCGCCAGCGCCAGCTCTTTCAGCCCGCGCTTCTTTTTTTTCTCCAAAAATTCTGCCAGCTCAGAACCAACGCTTGCCAGATAGTATCCGCCGCCATCCTTCGTGGATATTGAGCAGATCGGCACGCCGTCCCAGCGCAGTTCGGTAATGAGCCTGCGCAGCATCCGGGTATCATTAATCCGGTTATTCCACTCCTCCTTGAAGACCAACTCATGCAGTTCACCCATGCCAATTGCTTTCTCCGCGCCGATGTGGTTGGTAAGTTCAATTAGAATACGTTGTTTAAAAAACTTTTTATCGGATTGGCTTAGCGGAGTTTTCATGGATCGTCTCCTTGTTTCCAGATAATATTTTTAACCTGCATAAAGCGCAGACGTGCTTCTCCCTACATTTTGTGAGGTTGTGCGCCTGTTTCCCGCACTCCTCACATTCCTTGCTGAATAAGTCTTTTTGCTTCATTCTTTTCGCCTTCGCTGATTTTCGTTATCACCGCGATGAGTCGCTCCAATGTGACCACACTGCGGCACCAGTCGAGCCGCTCGACCCCGCATATTTTTTTAACCAATCCGGCAAGCCGGTTTTCTCCGTTCTGTATTTTTGTGGTTTCATCCAGTACCCGTTGTCGTAAAGCCTTTATCTGCGCGTTCGGCTTAGATTGCCATCCCAAGAATTTAAAAAATTTGATTAGCTTTTTGAGGTCTTCAAATCTCAGATCAGCCGCGGTCGTAACTTTGAGCCACTCCAGGATTGCCTCATACTCGTGCTCTTTAAGCCCCAGCTCTTTTTTCGCGATGTGCACCTTCGCCAGCATCGCCCGTCGGATTCTCAGGTCCTCTTTGGTTTTTCTGGCTTGTTTGGTTTCTCTGGTTTTTATGGTTTTACGTTTCACGATCATAAAATTTCCAATTTGAATTTATCCCGACTGGTTACCGCATACACATGTTCCATCCCGCTGCCGGTTTTGCGTTTCGCGATTCTGGTCAAATAGCCGCTCCGATACAAGCGGGTGATGGTTTTTGTAACGTAGCTTTTATCAGGGGCGCCGGATCTCCGCTGTATATCCGATACCGTGAATTGACTGATCGACACATAAATGGCTTTCAATATTTTTTGCCGGATGCCGTCCTGGTATCCCGGTTTCCACTTGTGGTTGTAACGATATACGTCCACATCCGGGTCTATAATAACCTCTCCGCGCTCGATAAAATCTTTGAGGGCGGCATACACTTTGACCCGGTCCGGTCCCACCGGGATATCAAGCCCTGTGTAAATCGACTCCCTTGTAAAAAATGGGCGTTTTTGCTCCCGCATCCACTCGCGCATTTGTTTTGCAAGTCCGGTTTTTTTCATTTGTGCGCCCCGACGATATCTTTTACCAGGTCAAGGCTCACCTCGGTTAATCCGCTCGCCCGCATCGCCCGCTCAATCGCAATTGACGCGGTCAGCACTGGTCTCCAGTCACCGTTTGAGTGCTTATGGAGCGCGGTTACAACCTCCGGAGCCGGTTTGATGTCCAAGGCTTTTCGCAAAAAAAGCACAATGTCCGGCTGTGTAAGCGGCGCGAACTCCATTTTGCGTCGTATCCGGGAGGAAAGCCGACGGCGGCTCTCGATTTTCCCTTTCATCCCTTCCTCGCCGATCAACAGCACCGGGCAGGAGTGGCGTTCATTGAGGTTGCGCAGCATCTCCAAAACCTGCATGGCGAGCAAATCCGCTTCGTCAATGATGATCAGCCGCCGGTCTTTTGCCATCTCGTCGCCGATGATCGTGAGGCAGGTCTCCGAGCGTCCCGGTCTCATTTTGCACAATTCAAAAGTGATCTCACGCAGGAGCATTGCCGCGCTCCGGATATTGAACGGAGGCAGGTAGATCGCGCTATTCCTGGCCGCGTATTGCTTCGCGGCCTCGGATTTGCCTCTGCCTGCCGGGCCGGTAACCATCGCGAGCGAGGGACCGATCAGGCTTTGCGGATCTTCAAGCTCCGCGCAGATGTCGTTAAATTTGGTAATGTTTTGCGTCTGTATAAATTCGTTTTTCATTCACTCCTCCTTGCGTTATAGGCCAACCTCTTTTGCTACTTCCCAGTATTCGCGCTGGTCTGCGCTCATTGTTTCCTCGTGTGTCTCCATCCAGTCTTTATCCTCCGCGGGTAGAACCCCGCCGGCGGACAGATATTTCACGCACCACTCATATCGGGATGTCTCTGACAGGAAATATTTCGGTTTCGGGGGTAAAGATTTTTTACGGGTTTGGATCTCCGCGGCCTGGGATTTTTCTTCGATGGCGGCAACTTCCGCCTCCAGCTCATCCGGCGTGCGCTGCCGGTAAAGCTCGATTTGCTCCTCAACTTTTTTACGCCTCTCGTCGCCGACAATGGCCGCCGCTTTTTCGAGCTGTGGGACGCTGGAGTACTTCCTAAAATCAGGCACGTGTGAGGTAAGTTCATGGTATTTTTGAGAAAATTCTTTGCGCCGTTTTGCTTTTTCTTCTATTTTCCGCTCTGCCAGATCATGGTCTTTCATTGAGGAGTACTCGACCAGTTCGGCGCGCGCAATAAATTCTCCCTGATAAAAAACCAGGATGTCGTCCGGGGCAACCGGATCATACCGGAGGTCAACCGTGCTTCCGTGAAATGGGATTAACGAATCGCTTTCATATTGTTTCCCCTGGAAGGTGATCCGGCCCCGGTCAATTTTTCGGGTGGCGCGGGGAAGAAATAATATATTAATAGCGTCGTCTGATAATCTTACGGAACGCCAGCCCTCGTGCACGTAGCACGCTTCGAGGCATTGGATCGGGGTTGCGCTTTTTGGTTTCGGCTGCCCGCGCCATTCTTTAAGCACGCCTCGATGCGTTTTTTCCCGGTTGTAATAATCGGCGGCCAGGTACATGGCCAGGACAAACTCTCTGTAGGTGGTGAGCTTGCCGGATCTGGCCAGGCTCTCGATTTCTTTCTGGTCAATATCCTGATGCTCGCTCGGAGCGGTGAGTCGTTTGACATTTCCGGGCAGGAGGAAGCGGTTCCGCATGATGCCTTCTAAAACATTGTTTGTGCCCTCGATCATTTTCGCTTTCGCGTTTTTTACGATCGCCCGCCGGTGCTCGCCGGGCATGACAAACGCGGGCATGATCTCCTCCGGATCTTTGCCATTTAAGTCAAGCGGATAATCAATTTCTCTCTCGACCGAAAGCCCCAGCGATTTCATGTCTTTCATGATTCCCATGATATAGCGGGAGTTTTCGGGTTTGCCGTTGTCTGTGTAGATATTTTTGAAAGCGCCGAAACACCGGATACCGATGTGAAGCGCCATGCCCATGAGTCCGGCGTCATAGCGCCGGTCTATGGCGATGCCGTAAATAATGCGCGTGCGCAAATCCTGCCACATGTAGCATTCCGGCCGGAATACCTCGCCGGTCTCCTCGTCCACCACCCAGAAGTCAAACCGGTGCTGGTCGCCCACCAGGATTTCAAAAGGTTCGAGGTCGGAGTAATCGCGAAGGATCGGTGGAAGCGTGTTGTCAAGCGCTCTTAGGCCTCCTTTCTGCAGGGCTAAAAGCTGGGGGTTGAGCCTTTTTTTAAGCCACCAGAGGGCTGATTCGTATGAACCGGTCTGCCATGATCGCTTGTGCGCCTCTATTTTGAGGCACTTAAAGAGAGAGTCTTTGGATATCTTGCGGTGCGACCGCTTTAATACCATGCCCAGCCAGAAGTCAACCGCTTCTGGGGTCCAGACTTTTGGGGTTTTCCGGGTAGATTTCCGGTGAGTTAATCCGACGAGGCCCTGGGCATTATATTTTTTTAATTTCTTATATATGGTCCTCCAGTCAACCTCATGGCGCAAAGCCACGTTTTCAATCCAGGCGCGTTTTTTCCAGCCTGCGGGAGCGCGTTCGGCTTCCTGGATAATGCGCACCCAGCGGGTAAATTTTTTATTCTTGAGGTCCTTTTCCGAGATGGAGTGTTCGGTGGTTTGAATCCGTGTGTCCTGGATTCCGGCAAGGCTCGTGTCCGGAAAGTCGGAAAGTTTCCTTAACGCTATTAGCGCCGCTTCCGGCGCTAAAACAGGAAGCGCCTCGGCTGAGGTAGGGTTTATTTTTTCGGCGATTTTTGTCTGAATATCCGCAGGAATGGAGGAGAGGAGATAATATTTGGTTTTGCCGCCGTTCCCGCTTTCTATCTTGTGCGGCCAGGCTTCTTTTTTGGCCCGGATTTGGATGTTTCTTTTTGTGGTCCCTAAAAACTCTGTCAGCTCGGTTGCTGTGTACACTGCTTTCATTTCCCCTCGCCTGAGAGCAAGTTTTCTTTATTCGTAATTATTATATACCCCGATATCGCAATTGCCAACCCGGCAAAATTCACCCACGGAAACCAGTCTCCGTCAGACGTGGCGATCATTAGTCCGCACCATAATAAGGTTCCTGCGATAAATTTCATTTTTGTCCTTTCTCTTTTTTTAAAGGCCAACCCCGGGGACCCTATGTCCCCGGAGCCGGCCCGCGAGAGGAGGAGTGTAATATGGCTTATAGCCAGGGACGCTCTTTATTTAAACTTCCCTGAATGTGCTCTTGATTGATCCTTATCAGGGTCTTTTTATCAGCTAACGTTAAGTGAAACTCTTTTTGTAGCCGCTTCTGCGCCCACTTATTCCCAACCCTGGCGGCACACAACAGGGTGGTTGAATATTCTCTTTCGTTGTTTCTAAATAAAGGCATTCCATCCATCTCTTATCCCTTTAGTTTGAGTTCCCGTTTTAGTTTCTGCATTTCAACGATTGTTTCTTCCAGCTTACCCAGGGCCATCTGCCGCACCTCGATGCCGGAAATAACCCGGGCACATTCGGCCCCGGCAATTTCTTTGATAATCTCAAGGGAATTGGTTATCCGCTGAATGGCGAAAATCAGCGCCGCCGGCAGGGGATATTCGGTTGGTTTAGAAAGGTAGTGGTTAAATATATGGATGGAGAGGTTTCTGTCCCCGAAATAACCATTAATCGCTTCCACCATCTGCTCGCGGCTGAGGTTTGTCTGGCGGATTGCTTTTTTGGCGGCGGCCGCGATCGTCACACAAGCCTCGCCAAAGCTTTCAATCTGTTTATTGGGTTTTGGTGGATCCTGGGTAATTTCCTCTTTTACCTTCTGGAGAGACTCTATTTTTTGAGTAAAATCGAATAGGCTTTTTTGTCGTGGGTCTTGAGAAATTCTTTTTTTAGACATTGACTTACGCCTATTTTTAGGTTTATATATAAACTTAAAAGTTGGCCGCTTTTGA